AAAACTATGTCAAACAAATTGTTAAGACAAGAAGCTACAATCCGCCGGTTAGAAATTTTCGGTTTAGCTAAATCGGATTCTATCCGATTAACTAAACACATTAATGATCTTATTTTGTGTAATGGTCCTGAATGGACTATTACTCGTTTGAAAGCAATCAAAGTTGGATATATTCAACATATTGCTGGCAAAACACCAAAATTTGAATGGATCAAAACAAAGCTAGGATTACCTGGTGGTGCCCTTAGACCCATTTTCGGTCTAAAGAACCCACAAAAGATACTTTCGTGTCTTATGGTTTACTCTAGTCTTGTCTCTAGTAAAGTTACGCCTAAACAATGGAAGAAATTTAAATCTTCTGTTGTGAAAGAGAGAAAATCTGATTTTCTCATCTTCAAGAGCTCCTTATTTGGAGAGCTTGGAGAGCGTACCCTAATGAATTTGTTACCACTACCAAAACTGGATAGTGACAGATCAATACGTATGTATTTATCTAAAAGGAGGCAACCAAATTACCGTTCAACTGACTATAAAACAGTTGATGGCACTGCGTTGAATACTTTCAATTCATTTGGTCATGGAAAAGCAAGAAAGTTTATTTCCACAAATATTTCAGGTTTACCTGAATGGTTTGTCAAAGAAATGTCATCAAGATGGAGTACTATACAACAAGTACAATACTCTCTAGATCGATATGATTTTGTAGGTCGAATAAGTTTTATTCAAGAACCTGGCTTTAAACTTAGGGCTATTGCTAACCCTTTACCTTGTTTCCAAATATTACTAGAACCCCTCAAGAAATCACTGTTAGACCTTCTTGCGAAGGTACCTAACGATTTCACACATGACCAAGATTCTGGTTGTAAGTATATACAAACCTTACTATCGGATATGACTATGAGCAGCATTGATTTATCTGATGCTACAAATAATCTACCTCTTAAAGACCAGATTATGATGCTTGGAGCTATTTATGGCCACTCACATCCTATGATCTGTCTTTTTGAGGACATATCTACATCTAAATGGATTGTAGATAGTCCCGAGGGTGATCAGTTCCTTAAATGGAATACTGGTCAACCACTAGGTCTTGGTCCTTCCTTTGCATCTTTTGCTTTGTACCATCACTTTATTGTGAGGTTTGCATTAGTGCTAGGAGGCGAGGTTGAAGCTATAAACGATTTGGTGAAATCTCTAAATGGTGTTGAACCATCTAAAG